AAGATTACCAACTGGTAAGGACCACCGTTATACAACCACTCATCGAGTGATGCTGCTTCCCAGATAGGATAGAAGTGTAAACCAATAGCGTTTGAAGATGGAACGACAGCACCAGAGATGATGTTGTTACCATACATGAATGAACCAGCAACTGGCTCACGGATCCCATCGATATCGACAGGAGGTGCTGCTATGAATGCTATGATAAAGCATGTTGTTGCAGCTAAAAGGCAAGGGATCATCAAGACACCAAACCAACCGACATAGATACGGTTGTTAGTACTTGTAACCCACTCGCAGAACTCAGACCAACCTGTAAGTAAGCCTTGTTCCCTTTTTTGAAGAGTTGTCATGAGGACAATAAATGTTTATAGGGCTCAAAGGGTAAGAGCGATATAATATTTCTACCAATCCCTTCACTGGTAGATAAAAAGACTAATTGTAACCCCGTTTAGTCTTGGTCAGGGGAAAAATGTGAGCAATTGCTCACCGATTTATTTATTATAACAAAACTTTACAGATTATGTGGGAGGTAGTGTTGGTTCCAGCACATTCTTGCTCACATAATCTGCGAAAGACCATCCCCAATCCCATACATGCATCTTATAATGTTCTGGTTTTAGATTCTTCAATCCCATTGACATCTTCAACCTCTTCACCCAGAAAGCATTGTTAGCATTAGAATCTACATCACCTATAGTTCTACCCAATGCTACCTTGTTTACATAATCTTGAATGGATACTATCTTACCGTTTCTTTCCATCAAAGTAGGATCATAATGCCATGTACCCTCAGACAATAATGCATGATTATTTTTTTCTGGATCCCACCTAGTCTTATCATATATTCTTTGATGTGGTTTTACTCTGAATATCTGATGCTCATCTTGTATCTTTGTGATAGGTCTTATCTCTGCTAAGAAATCATAACACTCTCCAATAATTTCACTAAGAGTACTGTACTCATTGAAACGACCTGCTTGTGGGTGTCTCTTTGCCCTATACCTCTTAGCTTCAGATGATGTAAGATCAATTCCTATTGATTCCCAATCAGGAATTGTATCCCATACAACACCTGTCAACTGTCTAGCACAATCAAATGATATCTGATCTCTATTAGATCCTATCAAAGAATACTTCCACCACAGATCATGGAACTCAAACATCTCTTCTGATATTGCTCTCCATATACATGTAAGCACAGGTGAGCAGTAACTTGTGAAGTCATAGTTTACTTCCACTAAAGCATTAATAAGTTCTAACAACTCCTCTTTAGTATTATAGTTCGTAGCAAAACATTCCATCACCTCATTGTGAAATGTAAATCTATGTGGGTGTAGCATGTGTGTAAGTGCTCCCCATCCACCCATACCAGAGTAAGGATTCCTATTCAGTATTTCTTTACACTGATCAACCCACTCCTTAGTATGCACATAACATCCATCCAACCATACAGTCTTAGATCCCACAGGGAATAGTTTGTGTGGACATAACTTTGCAAAGGCAGACAACCTTCTAGGACATGCACCTGCCTCTTCTAATACATGTGCTGGTATCTCTCTAAACTCCCATGGTCCTTTCTTATTTACTTTACCATCAGTAAAACAAACATACTTTACATTTGGATCATAATAGTTTTCATCAGGAAACTCATCATACCAATTAGTAATTGATGTGTATATTATTATCTGATCTCGTGTCTCATCATCCCATGCAATAGCATAGCTATACTTACCTGCATCACCAAAGAAATACTCACCAGTTATTCTGTCAGTTCCAGATCTATAATACTTCTCCCAATCATAAAGACCTGTTAGTTCTGTTAGTAAGTCTGCAAACTCTGTGGGATCTACTGGATCAGCATACTCATAGTCACCACACCTATTCTGGTCAGTCTGTGTAAACCAAACACCTTCTGGAGAACCATCAGTAAACTTATCAAGAAATAATCTAGAGTCCTCATAGTCATATTCAATACCAGATAACTGTAGTGCTACAGAGAATGATAATTGATCTCTTACACCACCCTTATTATACCACTGCCACCATAACTTATCAAACTCTTCATTCCTACTACTACGCCAAATGATAGTACACAGTGGAGAGAAGTACTCTTCAAAATCAAACTGGGTTTCTGATACTAGAGTAGTAAACTCTAATAACTTATCACTACTAACCCATCCTCTACTAACATACTCTGCACACTCTTCCAAATAACTATGCTGATGTGGATGCTGCATGATAAAGAACTTATCCTTAGATAAGATCTCTTCACTCAACTTCAAGAACTCTTCGTTGATTAGATGTAACTTAGATGCATCAATGTATATGTTTGGTTGATCAAACGGACATAGTATCTTAGGTTTTCTTGATGACCTTACTGGATCACCAAGATCTTCTATGATTCCACCTGTCCATGGTGCAGGTGGATTCTTTACACCATAAACAACATAAGTCGGACCTTCAGGTAGATCAGTACATAGATCCACATAGTCATCAGTAATACATGTATAGATTAGTAAGTTCATATGATTTTATACACCTTCATATAAAATTCATGATCTGGATACTCCGTATATAGTTTTGGACTCATACCTGTAATATCACCCAACTCTTCTAAGAACTCCTCTTTACGTAGGTATTGTTTTAGATCACCTCTTTGTGGATGCATACCCAATCTACCTTTCTTATTATAATATCCTAATGGTATGCCAGCATCGCCTCTATTCTCATACACAGAAGGTAATCTAATTTTAGAAAACTTCAACGCTGCATCAAAAGCAATCTGATCTCTATTGCATCCAACTAATGACCAATCATACCACTGCTTATTAAATTCTCTCATCTTAGAAGTCATAGTTCTCCATACAATAGTTCCTAATGGACTACCATATGTTCTGAAGTTATAGTTTGCTTCCTTTAGTTTCTTTGTTAGTTCAACACCATCTTCGTAACTAAAAAATGCACAAGTAAATCCTTCCAGCATCTCATCAAAGTATGAGAACTTAGAAGCATGTCTTAGCATAGTAAATGGAAAACATTTCTTACTTCTTACTATAAACTCTCTAGTATGTTGATAGCAACCATCAACCCATATAGTATTGGTTCCTGGTGGGAAAAATAAATGTGGATTAGCTTTAGGATAGAAAGATAATCTCCTTGGGCATTCTATATCTACATCTAGTTTTACATACTCCCATGGTCCTACCGTAGTATCTACAGTACCATCATGAAAACAAACATACCTTACATCGGGTGAATAATAATTATTCTTGGGAAATTTATCATACCCATTTGTAATACAAGTATAAACAACCATGTCTTTTGGTTGAGTGATTGGATTCAACTCAAAGGGAGGGTATCTAACACATGCATACATCTTATTCAATGTAAACTTATCAGCATCCTCATCAAATATTATACCTAATTCATTCAACAAATCAACTTGAGAATCTAATGAAGGTTTATCATGCATCTCATAAGACTGCCAATATTCTTTCTTTCTATTAGTTCTCTCCATCTCAGCTTTGATCTTCACCCTACGTGGTTTGAAGATCATAGGAACTCTATACTTCTCTGCCATAATAAATTCTGCTATGGCACTTGATACCTGATCCCTATTGACACCTAAATCATACCACTGTCTCCATATTTCACACCATCTAACCACTTCAGGAGTTAGCACTCTCCATATAACACTGTTGATTGTCTGATTATATTCATCTAAACTATATCCTATTTGTTTTATTTTCTTTGCCATCGAGATGATCTCTTCTTTAGTAGAGAATCCCATCTCATATAACTTTCCAAACTCTGCTAGTAATGTTCTCTTTGAAGGATGTTCTTGCAATGCAAAATCATAATCCTCAAGTATAATCTTTGACTCGGTTACTAATGACTCTGTTATTTCATAAGATGCATCAACCCATACTGTAGGTTCACCTAACTCAAAATAAAGATGAGGTAAATGTTTAGGATGATATGATCTTCTTACTGGACAAGCACCAGATATAGTGAGTGGTATATATTCCCACCCCTTTGCCTCTGGTTCTACACCATCATCATAGAAACAAACATATCTTACATCAGGATCTTCATATGGTTCAACTATCTTATCGTAACCATTGGTTACACATGTATAAAAAGTAATCAATTTAGTTTATCCTCAGGTGTCAATTTACCAGATAACTCACCAAGAGTTCTGTTAGTCACATTACCTGGTTCTCTTGAGAACCAACCAGTAGCAATGTATTTAGAATCCTTACCAGTAAGGAAAGCACCTCTATGTACATGAGTATATGCTGCTGGCCACAGAACTATCGTACCCTTCTTAGGTTGAAATGACTGCTCTTGATGATAGAAGTCTGTTGCTCCACCACTCTCGTAAGGAATATCATTTAGATATATCATCCATGTAACCACTCTGTCACGATACAAGAAGTTACCATTCTCACAATGCCATACATGATATCCACCACCAGGATCTGTTCTCTGTATCTTACATGTCCATGAGGACACAGGATCTGCTGCATCAATTATACCCTTATACTTCTTAGCATAGATCTCAAAGGCAGCACCAACAGCTTGATTGATCTCCATAGCATACGCTGCATCAGCAACCTCCATGTATAGTTGGTGATCCTTTCTACCCATTCCACCTTGAGGAAACTGTGTAGTACCATCACCCCATTTGTTTATAGTTTCATCAGCAATCACATGCTTCTTACCATACCAAAATTCAAATGCCTCTACAACTTTATCACAGAACTCCCACCTCAAAAAGTTCTCGAACACACCGATGTGTCCATGGTCTACCATCTCAGTAAAATCAGGTTGAACTAAGCCTTCAGGAATGTTGCCCATTTTGAACCTCTTGTATGCCTTGGTTTATATACACTTGTGGTGGTATTCTACCACAATATTCATCTAATTGCATCACTTCTTCTATCTTTACATCAGCACCATTCTGTTTCCAAAAATCTGTTAGAGCATTGTTACTTCCCTTATGGAATATATCAATGTGTTCTGTATGAATCGCAGACCCCATGTCTAACCTATAGTTGAACAATGGAGTAGAGTATCCTTTACCACTATCAAGTATCAAGTCTTCCGAGACTGCTCTTGGTCTGATGTTTTGATCGAGCTTCCATTGCGATCCCCTTTGGTGTAACCTGAGGAGCTTAGTTGCATGATGACGAGTAATAAGGTAGCAAGCAGCAGAAAAGTCATTGATATATCTGTGATGTAATTTTAATGTTATCCCATTAGGATTTATTATAGTCAACTGTAAAGTATCAAAGTTTATTGGCACTCTCTTACGAACATCCTTCCACTTGAAATCCCAGTGCCTTGCTGTTGATAGATCAATATCATCTTCCATGATCATGATCTCATCAAGGTCTGTCTCATTGACAAAGTACTTGATAGCATTGAGGTGTGACATAACACATGCACACTCACCATCATTCATGTTATGAGGTACAGTACCCTTCAAGTATTCTTCATACTCAGGACCATCAACAGCAGTGATGCGTTCATGATCTTTTATACCCCAGTAATCAAATTGCTCTTCCATATATTCCCTGCGTTCAGGGAACCTGTCAAGGTTGATCCATAATACATTAGGAAGACCTTCTAATTTGAACGCTGATTTATTTTTGTCCATTACGAACCTTCATGTAGTCAACGTTTTCATAATACTTAGTCAGTCCTTTCTTACCTTTTAGTTTCAACTCTTCCCACAATGATTTGTTGCTTTCAATGTGTGGATTATTGAACCAAGAGTTAGCAGACCTACCATGTTCTAGATGAAAAATAAAATCATTTATTCTAGCAACACTGGATAG